GAGGTTGTTGAACTCATCCTCCAGGATGGTTCTGGCCCACGCCTTCAGGTTCTCCTTGCGGAACATAGCTTCTCCTATCTGGGGACTATGGGGATGGGTGTCTTGTGTCTCTCCTGGTAGAACTTGGACCTTGGGGTCAGTGCCTCGAAGTACCCGTCTTCCAGAGTATAGATGTAGGACCAGAAGCACCCGATGCAGTCCTTCACGTCGAGATCCCAATCACGCAGGAAGGCTTCAACCTTCTCGGGGGTTCTGAGATCCTTCACGTTCCAGGTGGGGCACCTCGAGCCTTTGCAGTACCCACAGAGCCTCATGGACCCGTCGCAGTCCACCCCGGGTCCTATCCTGCCCCCGCAGCGATAGTCAAGCTTCGAATAGTGGTCCTTGTATTCCAGAAGGAACCGGTCCAGATTTTGAATCTGGTAACCTGGCCTTCTTGTCAGCTGTAGGACCCGTTCGACCATCCTGATGACGTTCGGTTCTCTCTCGGGAGGAATAACCAGGTTTTTCATATGCTCCTTCTTGGAGAAGAAGTCATACCTGTCATCGTGCCTCCACTCGACTGGGTTGAGACAGTTCAGACACCCTGGGATATGCTCCTGGCAGTACTCTATGATGTCGGGGATGTAGTCTAGGTTGACATCCGAGACCGTGTTGATTATCATTGTCTGGACACCCCGCTCGGCCATCCAAAGGAGACCGCGGAGCCCGTCCTTCGCCTTCGCCTCCGTTATGGGATCACTCTTGAACATTCCTGGGATAACATCAATCCCGCAGGCCCAGTTGTTCAGCCCAGCCTCTAGCAGCTTCTCCCGGTATTGGGAGAACAATGGTTCGGGGCTGGTGGAGTAGAACCCATAGAAGAGTTCCTCCCGTCCCAGCCAACGAATCATGTCAAGAATTCCGTCACGGAAGAGCAGGGGCTCAGTCCCCAAGAACAGGAAGAACTTCGCCTGGAAGGCCTCCTTCATAATAGAGAACGCCTCGATCCATTCTGTAGGAGACATGGGTTTCTTCGTGTGGTCCGCAATACCACACTGAAGGCAATTCCTGGGGCAGTCTCGATTCAGAAAGACCGAGATGTTCTCGAACATTCTCATGGGTGCTCCTCGGATGTTCTTGAAAATTGAGGACGGTCGGTGATGGTCACGGGCTGCCTACCAAACCATGGCACTTATCGCGTCGTGCGCGCGTCCCACCCCGAAAACTCCACAGGACTCGGAGCCGTCCTCCCGGGCCTTGCAGACACCGGGCACCGACCATCCCTCCTCCACTAGCCGACCTGTCGACCGGCTAGTCCCACCACCTACTTCCGGGTCAGGATCCGAATGCCCTTCGAGTTCTTGGTCTCGATCAGCCTGAACCCGAAGTGCTTCTTGTCCTTCTTCGCCAGCGAGATGTAGTTCCGGATGGAGCCCGGGCAGACCTCGAACTTCTCGGGGAGCGACTTGATGACGTCATCGCGGACGTGCTCGGCCTTCTTCTCGAACATCTCCTTGAAGGCAACGAACGCCCCCTTGCCAACCACCTTCCTGGCCGGAGCCGGAGCCTTGTGCTTCTTCACGGTCTTCTCCTCCTTCTTGGCCTCCGGCTCCTTCGCGGGGAGCTTGAAGCCCATGGCCTTGACAATCTCCTTCTCCCGGGCGGACAGCCCACCCGGCACCCCGAGCTTCTGCAGGGAACGGATCAGCTTGGCGAGCGCCCGCTCCTCGGCGATCTCGGGGGTAAACTCAACACCCATCTTCTTGAGGATCCCGGTCAGTTCTTTCTTCTCAGCTTCCATCGTCTCCTCCTTTTCCCACCGGCTACACTGCCGTCATAACAGTATCACACGTTACCTGTGATATCAGCCAAAAATCCGTCAAATTATTTTACCTTCAGTATTCGCTGAAGCTGAAGGCTGAGACGCCACTCTGGGTTCTCCTGGATGTAGTCCAGCGTCTCCTCAATGTTTGCCTTCCCATCCTGGAAACAGGGCTGGAGAAACAGGTTACGGAAGGGTAGTCTCCCCCAACAAGTAATCAGTTCTTCTGTGGACTTCATGTTCTGGGTGTCGTAGACGATTTTCAAGTCTGTGTTCTTCTGATAGATTTTCTCAGGCCTCCAGTTGGTGAAGATGGTCTTCGGGGAGACTGTAATGCAGCGGAAGAGCCTGGGGTCAGGGACCACCTCAATCCCGTTCGTCTCGAGATGGAGGAGGTATCCTTCCATCAGAAAGAGGTGAAGAAGATCCTCGTCTAACTGCAACGTGGGTTCTCCTCCAGTGAAACAGATGGGATACTGAATCCAATACGGTCCTGGTTCAGCGGGCTGTTTCTTGCGTGGAAGATGCTCAGCCACAGCCTTGATGAGGCCGGCCTTGTCTAGGCTCATCTTCACGCTGTGGTCCGTGTCACAGAATGGGCAGGAGAGGTTGCATCCCGCGAACCTCACGAAGATCATGGCGGTCCCGGCGTGAGCCCCCTCACCCTGGATGCTATTGAAAATCTCTGCAACGTCGTAGAGTATGCTCATGTCATTCCTCGTATTCGGCCCAGCCAGTTGACGTTTCGTGTACCCGAACTTTCTCGACAGCCACTCGAACATTGGTGGTGGCTCTGCGAACAGCCTCCTTGAAGCTCTGGAAGAGATGGTATGCCATGTTCTCCGCCGTTGGGTTCTCCTCGAGGATTATCACTTTCCTCTGAGTAGGGAGAACCTTCTGATATTCCTCTCGGTTTGCAAGGGAGGCAGGGAGGAAGAGTGCGTGGTCCCACGCCTCCTTCGTCGCCTCGATGTTCTCCTTGAGGACCCCGAAGTCCAGGACCATCCCGTTCTCCAAATGCCCTGCCACTAAGAATACCTCCACCACGTAGGAGTGGCCGTGGATGGTGTCTGAGCAGTCTTTGGAGAAGGCTGTGGCCAACTGATGGGCTGCCTCAAGTCTGAAGAGCTTGCGGATTCTGAACATTTTGATTCTCCAGGAGCCTCTTCACGTCCTCTAACTGTTTCTTCCAACGGCTGCCGTAGGCGACAGCCAAAATCTGGTGTTTGTTCAGCCCTCTCTCCTGGGCCTCCTTCACAAATTGCTCAACCGTGCGTGGCTCTCGAGGCAGGGCTGTCTTCCCTATGACCCCACCTGTACCCAGGACCTGCTCCAGATTGTCACTCACGCCCCTCCTCCTTCGTCTCGGCCGGGTGCGCGGCGAGGGCGGCGCGAACCCTCTGCGCCGACTTTTCGCAGTTGCCGGCATCTACATCCACCATGACACACCTACGCCCCTCATAGATGCACGCAACGCCAGTTGACCCACTACCACAAAACGGGTCCAGAACTGTGTCGGCGTCAATCCGTTGGAGTATCCATCGCAGGAACGGCACCGGCTTTTCGTATGGGTGCCCGGACTTCACCGCAAACGAGCAGTGACGCGGGGACGAAAACCCCGGCTGACGTAACACAATCGAGCCGTCCGTAAATCGCATTCTCTTGGCGTCCCCAAGCAAATGGACGGTGTTGTGGGTATGACAAACGCCTGTTTTTGCCTTCGCCCTGAACCCGCTTACCCATCCATATTGCCAAACAACCTCGCCAACCTTGCGCGGCCCCCGAATTGGGTTACGCCAGTCTAGAATAACGGCAGCGGTTTCCCATTGGTCAAGGGAGAGCACGGCCTCTGTCACGGCAAAAGGCTCCTCCCCGGCCCTGCCATAAGGTGGGTCTGTCAGAAGAAGGTCAAACCGGCTAAGGTTCGGCACAATCTCCCGGCAATCACCATGGTAGATTACCACCATATCATTTTGAAAGTAAGGTTTCACGCCCCGCCCCCCTTCGTCTCGGCCGGCTTCGCGGCGGCGTCGTGACAGGTGCATTGGCCTGGAGGGCAGTCGCAGAAGTCGGGCTTGGAATAGGCGGGCTTCTTGCCGACCAGTGCGGCCTGCTCCACCACCGCCCCCACTAACTCTTCCAACGAGAAGATGAACATGCGGCCATCGTATTCGACGGCTGGAGTGTGCATGTTTATCAGGCATACGGAGAACGGCTTTCCGTCGTCCGTCTTGCCACTTGCCACTTGCTCACGCAGGAACATCGCGCCTTCTTCCACTTGGACGGAAAGTTTCACCTCGCACCGCTTGGACTTCTTCTTCACGTTCCTTCCTCATCCTTCGTCTCGGCCGGCTTGGCGGCGGCGAGGCGCTGGATGATGGTCGCAATGGTGGCGGCATCATCCAGCGCCTCCTTGACCCGCTCAAGCTCCGCGCGGGCGGCGGAAAGCTTCTCCGCCAGCTTCTCCGCCTTCGCCAGCGCGGCCTCGGCAAGCTGGCGCTCCAGCTCCGCGCGAACCTCTGCCTCCCTGAACTTCCACAGTAGTCTTTCCTCGTTGGCCCTCACCACCTTTAGCTCCTGCCGCGTCTCGACAAGCTCTTGAATTAGTAGTGAGTCTCCAGGCATTGTCAATCCTCCTCAGAACGTCGAACAACAGTAGGCCCGACCCAACGCCAGGCATTGCCCGACGTACAATGGTTTACTCACAGAAAACTCACTCTCTCGCAGAACAATCCAGTTCAATCGCATCACCCCGGCCTGCTTCTCAGCGTCGGTTTGGTTCAGCCCGAGCATTCCTGTGACGTGGGCCAGCTTGCGCTTGTCCTCCGAGAAGTTTTTCATGGTCTGGATCTGGACGTCGTAGCTCGCGGCATCCGCCTGGGTTGGTGCTATGACTAGGCAGTGGCGTTCCTGACTTAGCCTCCTCAAGGCCTTCCAGGTGTCATTGACTTGATCCCGTGCCTGCTTCTTTGGGTCCTCGGGAGCCAAGATGTCAGCATAGTCGATGATAATCACGTCGGGAATGAACTCCTGCTCGGTCTCCCAACGTTGCAGGATGGCCGAGATCCCAGCCACGTTGATGCTAGAGTTCGGGTGGACAGACACCATACTATATGGAATGCGACGAGGCAGGGCGAAGTCCCGCAGCGTTCTCCTGATGCCTCGCAGGACGGCGCGGCGGTGGACTACCTTCTCGCAGACTTTAGGAGAGGTGGACACCTCCACACCAATCCTACCGTTGTCTTCCTCCTCCCTCCAGTTGTCCTTCTTTATCAACTCGCAGGGGACGTCAATGGTCCCGACCATGTTAGGCCACAAAGGCAGGGCAGCGGCACGAGCACCAAACCTCAGCATGATTTGGCTTTCACTCAAGTCTCCTACCTCGAACAGAGCCACCTTCTTTCTGTTACGAAGCGCCCTCATCACAAGTTCAACGCACCAGAAGGTCTTCCCGCGCTTCTCAGGTCCTTGGATGCCAACCAAGGCGTCTCGGACGAAAGCCTTATTGAAAAAGTCCCCCGCCTTTCCCGAGAATGGAATGAGACATTCCAGCGGGTTGGAGAACGTGCGGTCCCAGGCTGCTCGGTCATTGAGAATGTCAATCCCACAGCCCTGTCCAAGGTTTACCGACTCGTAGGACTGAATGGCTGTCTCCGCCGCCTTCCTATCCGCACCAATCAAGGCATACTCCAGGTCCTCCTGCACCCGGGCAATCTTTTTCAAGGCGAGGAAGTCTGACAGCATGTCTAGCAGGTAGGGGAGGTTGATGTCCTCGGCTGCGTCATACTCTTTGGACAGGTGCTCAAGGAAGTCGTGGATGGCTGCAACCTTTTCGTCATCCTTGTCCTTCGCCTCGGCCCAGGCAAAGAAGAGGGTCTCGATTTGTCTCTTCGGAGGCTCCTGGTAGGTGCGGTAGTAGTCGATGCACCAGGAGGCAATCTGTCGGAAATGGTCAGCCTCGATCAGGTCCAGGTCCATTACCGGCAGGACCGAGGCTAGGAATGGCTTGGAGGTTATCATCGCAGTCAGGATGATTCTCTCCTTCTTGGAATCTACTTGGCGTCTCTTCACGGGTTCTCCTTGACCCAGGCAGCCCACTCTTTTTCTGTTCTGGCAGGACCTCGTTTGATAACTGGTGCTGGCTGGTCCTCAGATGAGGAGTGGTGTTTCCTACGCCACTCCTTCATGTAACCTTCTATCTTGGCGAACTTGTCACGGAAGGTATACCCAGCCTCAGCCTCAACCAGCCACTGGTAGTCTGGATGGTGGTCCCGTTTCTTCTTGGGGTAGTTTGCACAGTACCAGTTCAGGACTTCTCGAATTCGTTTGATGTCCACCTTGTTCTGGGTATGGAGTAGTTCGAAGGACTTGGTCCAAGCTTGGTGGTGGTGTCCTACCTTCATATTCTTGATGGACTCCACCATGTCTTGGAGTTTCTTTGCAAAGGCTTCGAAACGTCTCCACCTGGGATGCCGTTGTTCTTCTTGGGGTTCATCACCAAGGGTTTCCAAAGCATGGAGAACTTCCCGCAGTTTTCTAATCTGGGTTTGGAGTTTCCTACCCTGATTTGGTGGTGTGGATTTTGAAACTTCTATGGTATGGAGTTTCCTTCGAAGGTCCCTACCTAGGATCTTTAGTTGTTCAATTTGGAGCCTTGAATCTATTATCATGGCCGTTGTTTCTTCGAAGAAGGAGGTAAACTGTCGGTCGGCGCCAGCCGCCGACTCTTTATGTCTCCTCTATTTCTTCTATTGTCTTGTATAGTCATGTGTAACGGTCCCATGATAGTAGTGAGTTGTATTCGTAAAAGGGCACGTCCCAGCCTAAATTTCGAGGCTCGCCGGCTCTTGTGGGACCCTTTTGACAGACAAATGAGGAATCCGTCTTGAATGGCGAGGTTGATGTAGGAGCAGATTGTGTTTGGACGAAGGGACATTGCCTCCCCCACGTTTCGACACGGTAGTATGATATCCCCGCCGGTTATCCTAGATAGATGGAGGCAAAGGCTGAGAAAGGTTGTGTACTTTTCAAATCCGTGGTTCTTTCTGCAGAGGGCAGGATGGTCCGCCGCCTGGGCATAGGCCCTGTGAAGAGGGGGCTCCTCATTTGGACACAAACAACCCTCCCAGGACCTTTGAAATTCCGCGTACAAATCATCCGAGTAGTATTGAACCTTTCTACCCTTCTCACCAAGCCAAAGTTTCCACTCGTCCCAGGAGCATAACCAGTCCCAGTCCCAATCTGGGAGAGTATTTGATATAGAACAGATAAGTCTCCATGCCCTTTCCGGAGGATATGATGGGAATCGGGCCTTGAGATGCTTAGCCAGCAACCATAAAGGGCTTCGAAATTCTGTGCCCCGAACTATCTTGTCCCAAGGGGGTTCATCCCTGGACACCTGAAGAGCCCAGATGATGTAGTCTCGTCTTGTTAGTGTCCTGATAGCCTCCACCTGAGAAAGTATTTCAGACATGGTTGTCCCCAACAAAGAAGGGCCCACCCAACCCAGTCATCCCGCAGAACCCCGCGCAGGAGAAATGCAGGTGTGAGCGTGAGCGGGTGGGCCCAAAAGTAAACTCATCGAATCTCCCGCGCGGTGCCTAAACAGTATCAGAGGATTCTAGGCGAGAGCGAGCGCAATCCGTATCCTTTGTGCCTTCCGCAGTGAGAATTCCCCTGGGTCAGTTCGAAAGCCCGACAGGATTTCCGTGGTACCCGCGTGGTAGGACAGCCACTCCGCCAGCCCCTCCGCACGTTTCTGCGCCACTGGTTCTGGGTCGAAGAGGATATACCGCGCCTTGAACTGCCGCAGCTGGTTTGCCTGCAGAGGTGACCAGTCAATGCCCAACGTTGCGACGGTGCCTGGTCCTAGGCGCCAGACTCCTGTGGCTCCTTCCACCACCAGGACGGATGAGCTGCGGGCTTTATCAATCCCGTAGAGGATACCAGCGGGGTCAACTAGAGCGTCGGCATCATCGGACATCTTGTACCTGGGCTTCACATCTCCCAGCGTTCTGCCCTGGTAGGCGACGACAACACCATCCCGGTCTCGGCATGGGATTATCAATCGCCACGCCCATGCCCCGCCCAGGTACTGGGTCCCCTGCAAGTCCCACAATGCCTCGAGGTGGACGGGGTCAAAATTCCTCCCGCGTAGGTATCTGCGATGGACAGAGGTCATCATACCACACCCAGGTGGAGGGGGTAGAGCCTTCTTGCGGATGACCTTCTTCTGCTGGTACCTGCCCTTCTTTCCCGTCTCGAACTCTTGCAGCGTCCTGTAGATGAGACCCTTGTCCTGGGTGTTCAGAAGCTGGCCAACCACGTCCCAGGTCGAGTGGGAGCCACATCTCCAGCAGTTCCAATTCCCCTGGGTGAGATTGAAGCCTAGGTGGAACCCGTCACGTCCAGAAGAACAAAATGGGCAGTGGCTCTGGGCCCAGCCAGCGTGGCAGTGGTGATGCCCCTCCTCTGCATACTGGAGGCGCTTCTCCTTGAAGAACCGGAGGGCGTCAAACAAAGGTGCCCACTTTCTTCATGAGCTGAATGATGGCCTCCCGGATTGTCAACCCCCTCGAGGCGCAGTAGGCCTTGAACTTGGCCTTCACGTCGCGCGGGATGTTCCAAACCAGGAGCTCCGTCTCCTCCGCCTTCTTGGCCCTAGTCTTCGTCGCCGTGTCCATCCCCCTGCCTCCTTCTCATTCTCCGTACCAACTGGTCCACAGTATTATCATGGGTGGAGAAAGCCTCCCCGTCCACCGCCTGGCTGATGATCTTCCTTTTCTTCTCGATGAGCTCCAGAGTATCCTCCACCACCGTGCCCATTGGAACCAGGTAATAGGCAGAAACCGAATCTGCCTTCTGCCCAATTCGGTGGACCCGATCCTCCGCCTGGTCGTGTTCTCCTGGCGTCCACCCGACCTCGAAGAAGACGGTGGTGGATGCCGCCGTCAAGGTCCAGCCAGTTCCGGCTGGTCGAAGTCCTCCAAGGAGGAGACGGCACTTCGGGTCCTTCTGAAATCTCTCCGCCTCCTTCTGCCTTTCCCTGGCGCTGGAAACCTCTCCGCTGATGACCGCAGCGCGAGGGAAAGCCTCTGTTAGTTTGCTTAGGATAGAGCGATGGATGGCAAAGGCAACGAGCTTCTGGTCGGACTCCTCTAGGAAGCTGCTAATCCAGTCGATTCCTAGGGGCAGGATCGCTTGAGCCGCGAGTTTCTTCAGCTTGCCTAGTTGCACTAACGCAAGCGCCCCCTGAGCACGTAGAGCGGCTTCCTTGCCTTCCGTCTCTTCGAGCCACAGCAGGAACTCGGCCTCGGCGCGACGGTACTCCGACAGGTCCGTCTTGAGGCGAAGATAGGTCCTCCTCTTCTTTGGCAATTCGGGAAGGACCTCCGCCTTGGTTCTCCTAATCATGATTTTGGAAACACGTTCGTGGAGTTCTTCCAGATGGGAGGCCCCGGAAAGGTCCCAGCCACGTCCCATAAATCCACGATGCGGATCGCAATATCTGAAGGCGTAGGACATCCGGAATCGCCATTCCTCAGAATCGAGCATATTCAGAACCGGAAAGAACTCAATGGGCCTGTTGATAATCGGAGTCCCAGACAAGGCGAGCATATGTTTGCATCGTCTGGAGAAGGCGAGACAGGTCCGGGTTCGCTTGATGTTTGGTGTCTTGATGTAGTGGCATTCGTCCACCACGAATAGCTGAGGCTTGAACTTGAACAGGACCTTCTTCCAATGGTGGAGGATATCGTAGTTGATAATCACAATGTCCCGCCTGATGTCGTAGGGAGTGGAGCCCTCCAGCACCTGGCTCCGCAGGTGGGCGTGGACCCAGAGCTCACGCTGCCAGTTGTATTTGATGCTGGCTGGGCAGACGATGAGGACTGGTCGGACCTCAGGATGAAGGACCATCCAGGCGATACTCTGGATCGTCTTGCCGAGTCCCATGTCATCACCGATGAGGGCCCGCCCGTTCAGCTTCTCAATGAAGCGAACACCGCGGACCTGGAACTTCATGAGCTTGGTCCTCATGGAGTCCTGGAGGCGAGACCTTATTGACAAAGAGCCTCCTGCACCTCAGCCCAGGCACGGTCAACCTTCTCGACTGGCCAGTCGAGTTCGTTGATTAGGTAGGAGCGGATGGCCTTCTGTGAACGAACCTTGGTCTTTACGTTTATCAATTCGGCCAGCTCTTCTGGAGCCAACAGTGTGATGCGGATGAGGTGTTTCCCCTCCTCCGACATTTCCTCCATCACCTTGTCGAGCCAGTCCGAGTGGCTTGTCTTCTGCGGGAGGTACTCCTCCTCGACACCACGCTCTGTTGGAGATGTGAGCGGGACTGTCTTGGGTTCCTTGTTCCGTCTGTGCTGGCATTCGATACAGCCCCAGTAGATATACTGGTACGCCCAGGTTCTCCTGGTTGACTTCTTGGGGTCATACAAGATCCCGTCCCGAAGAATGGTAAAGCGAACATAGCTGATAAGATCATCCCAATCGAGACTGTGGATGGCTGCGAATTTCTTAGTGAGGGTGGTGGCTAGATCGTCAAACTCCTCAAGGAGTTTAGCACCTGAATTCATCTTCTTTCCCTTCCTTCTCTTAGATCTGGTAGCAGTTCCACGCGGTAACGAGGACGGCAGCATCGGCGGTGGAAAGTCTAAGTCGTCCTCGG